AATTGAGCCGCCGATGCTCGCCAGACCTCCCAGCATTGCGTTCCGCTGCTGCAATTGCTGGTTATAGTTCGCGCTTTGCTGCCGGTAGTTCTGGTTATTCAGGCCGACATAATTCACCGGGCCGCCCGTATTCACTTGGGGCGCATTCACGTAGCTCGGATTGAGCGTCTGCTGCCCGAACTGAAGCCCAGGATTCAGTTCACTCATCTGCTGCTGGCGGTCCTGAAGACCCTGATTGAACAGTTGTCCCTGGATGCTCGTGACGAGGTTGTTGCGTGCCTCGTTCTGCTGAAGCGCGAGGTCGTTCGTCGCGCTCTTATAGCCTTCGCTCGTCGGGTCAAATCCCTGATTGCGGAGCTTGTTGTCCATGGCGTCGGCAGAGCGCTGAAACCGGGGCTCGAGGTTGGCTGACGCGTAGCCATAGGCACGATCAAAAGCTGCGTTGGAGCCAAGGTCGGGCCGGTTTCCTGCGTTGTCGAAATACTGCTGCCCGAGCTGCGCAAAACCGCCCGCGAACTGCTGTCCCGTCTGGCCGAGCTGCTGATTGGCAGAAAACACCGGGTTGCCCTGCGCATCGGTGCCGGTCTGGCTATAGTTTAGCGTGTTGCCGAACTGGTCGCTTTGGTTGACGCGGTTGAATGCCGCGTTTTGGAACGCCGATCGCGTGTTTTCGGCCTGCTGCTGTTGGCCGACTGCGCCAACGTCCATCGGCTGCGGCGCTTTAGGAGACTTGAACAGAGAGCCCATCGGCCTTGATCCATCTGCAGTGCTGCGGGGTCATGTAGAAACGCAACGCATCACGGCCGGGGCCGTAGTAGTCTCGGGACGTTCCCTCGAACTTGAAGCCGAATTTCGGCGCCGCGCGCTTGATCGTCTTGTTGCGCTTGTCGGTCAGGATTTCGAGGCGGTAGGTGTTGGCGAACACCCAATGAAAATAGCCCCGCCACGTGTCGTTAGATGTCTTGCCGTAGAGGTGCAGTTCTGCCGTTGCCTCTGACTCCCACGTCGTAACGAAAGCCCCGCGAAGAACGCCGTCATTGTCGATCACGCCGATAGTGACGGCCGATGCGAGCGGCAGCACGCCATATCTGCGGTCGAGCCAGTCATTCACGGTTGCGTCGTGGCCGAAAACGAGGTTCAAAGATTTCCTCCGACCTCGGCCATGACTAGAAACCCGTTGATCCGCATCGTCTGGTCTGCCGTGCCCTGTGATCCCCACAAATCGGATCCCCACAGCGACACGCCCCACGCCGACCCGCCCGACGACACACCCGTTTGTGCGCGGAACTTGATCGAGCCGAACGTGCCGATGCCGACCACGCCGACCCAATCGGACACTTGCTGATCAGCGCCGCCCCAAGTTGCGGAATCCCACTTCGACGAATCCCACGTGGCCCCGCCTGTTGCGGTTGACACGCTCGGCTGAAACAGATTTTCCGTCTCTTGGAAGTCTGTCGAAACACCGATAGCGGGCCGCGAAGATCCCGCGGTGGTCAGCAACGGCTTTACCATCTTCCAGTGCTTGACGTTGCCAGCTCCCATCGCCCCATAGGCACACTGGCCAACGGCAGTAACCGGCGTGTCGATGTCTGCCGATCCGGTATCGGCCCGATAGGCGCACCCGTCATTTCCGCCAAAATACAGGTTGTCGTTATAGACCAGCCAGCAGTTGGCGTTCATGCCCTCGAACTCGCACCACGCTCCGGTCAGTGTGTTCATCACGTACTGAACTGCGGTAACGCTTTCCGTCGTTGGGATGTTGAGGACCAGCCGCGTCCCCTTGGGGTAGACAACGACCTCCCAGCCAAAGTTGCCCTTGTAGGACGCTGCTGCCGCGTTCACAGCTGCGCTGATGTTTTCCGAGAGGGCTACGCCTGTAGCTTGGCTCTGATCGACGGCGAGCAGCTTAGAAAGCTGGAACACGCCTTGAATGGTGATTAGCGCAATGTCGCCGCCATACTTGGCAAAGCAGCGCCGGCCAATTGGTGGCGGCACGTCGAACACGCCAACGAGTGACCACGTGTCGGCGCTGGCAGGGTCTGTGCCCTGATAGACTGCGCACTGCCCCTCGGAACTGATGAACACCGCATAGTCATCGGAGCCGGAACCACCGTCACGGGTCCATGTCGCCATGGCCATGAGGTAGCCGCCGCGCGTGAAGTTGGCCCCGAGTGCAAACGCTGTGGCTGACCCAGCAATGGCACCCGTTCCGAGGTAATAGGCCGTCGTCGAATCCTTGACGACGAACCACAGCCGTTTTTTGTGCACGTTTACGTTGATGACGTCCGACGACGTAACCCCGGTCAGGGAAGGCGTTGCCCAGGTCGAGCCGTTGTAATGCCGGCAGCTATCCGTTCCATTGCAGATCCACAGGAACGCACCGGCCGCCGTTGTCATGTTGACTGTCTGCCAGCGATTGGCGCTGAGGCTGGTCACGGCGGACGTAGCAGCAGCGTTGCTGGTAACGTCGTAGATGGCGCCTCCGCCCGCCGCAAACATCTTGCTTGACGATGGGCCGCGCCACGCCATCAGCGTTTCGATGGCCGTGTCATCGTCTACAATGTCCCAGGCGTGATAGCGGAATCCCTTACGCACCTCCCCATAAGCCGCGTAGGGAAACCAGTTCTTGAGCTGGACGGCTCGATCTTCCGGCATGGACGCCAACGGCGATGCCGCGTCCCATCCGCCTACGGGGAAGGGGATTGCCTTCTGCTTGACAACCGGGGCCTTGCGCTTGTTGACGCGCAGGGGCTCGAGCATCATTAGATCGCGCCTCGGTATTTGTTGGCGTCGTCTTGCATAAGTTGCTGGGCAATGGCCTTGTTGGAGTTGTTCATGATCTCGTTGGCAGCGGCACCCCCTGCCATGCCGAGCAGGCCGTACTTGCGAAGGATTTCGATCAAGTTGTCGTCGAACACGACGTAGTTGCGGCTTCCCTCACCAGCAGTGCGAGAGCCTTGATCAAAATACTTGATGCCGGGAATGCCGGCTTCGCGGAGTTTTGGTGAAGCAGTTCCTTTGTCCAAGCCGCTATAGATGCTATTGCCGCCAAGCCTAGTCTCTGCTGGCTCAGCGGCCTGTCCCAGTCTACCGCTCATGCCGATAGAGCCTCTTGGCCTCGGCGCTGCGAGCCCTCCCACCATGGCAGCGCCTGCCACATTAAATGCATCCTCTGCCGATTGAGGGTTGCCAGGCTCGTAGCCCTGATCGACAAGTCGCTTGAAGCTCTCAAAGGGTTGCGTGATGAACCCTGGCAGCGCGGGCCCGCTCATCCCGTTGGCATACGTGCCCACCGGCAGAAGCCCTCCGCGTTCGACAACTTCCGTGTCTTGCGGCGTCGGCCTATTAAACTGTTCCGTCATCAAAGCGCCGGCCAGTCGGCGCCGTGCGTCAGGCGTCATGTGATCGACCAGTTTCCATCTTCGATGAAGGGCGCAAACACGCCGGAACCGGGCTCACTCGACAAATCCAAAATGCGCTGGCCGCCGTCGTTGGCCATGCGGCTGTTGACTTCCTGCTCGTAAGAACGAAACGCTTCGCCGTAGTCTAGCCCCTTGGCGCGCAGGAACCGCCAAATCAGGCCAAGCGTCAGGCATTCTTCATCAAGGAAAGCAATATCTGTATCCGTTTCCCATGCTTCGCGCTCCGGTTCCGTCGAAGCCGCGGCCCCACACCAATATTTACTGACATACTCATAACCGATGGTGTCGGCTGCGGTCGGCGTCGGCGTGAACAGCATCTGGTTGGCGCGGATATAGACCGCCTGCCAAGTCGCCGTGATCGCCTGCGCCTGCGTCATCTGCCAGCGCTGTGCCGTGATTGGTCCGATTACCGGACGCGTCTGTGTGCGATTCCAGATCGATCCCTCCACGATGCGGTCAAAACCGTCGGGGAGGTCATAGGCAACCGTGCTGGCCACAGTTGGAAAGGTCTGCTCCATCGTGCAGCGCTGCCAGGGAAAGCGCCGTGACAGCGCCTTCCCTTCCTGATTGGCCAGAGACAGCAGCATACGCGCGTTTTGGTCAGACGACCCGACCAGGGACGTTGGCTGCGGTATGCCGATCCGGTCGGCTGCTGCTTGCGCGATGGTGAGCAGGCTCATTGGGCGGCTTCAGCCCCGGGCTTTCGACTACGCTTGGGTGCCGCTTCCACCGCAGCTTGCAGCGCCTCGAGTTCGCGGATGCGGATAAGCTGCTTGGCCGTGTTCCAGAACGTCAGCCCGCCCATGCCGAGCGATTTTGCCGCCGCTTCGTCGAGGCCGGCCAGTTCTTCGACCGTGCGCACGCCTTTGAGCCTAAGACCAACCGCTGCATTGGCGTCGATGCCGGGAACCTCGGTCAACGGCGCGCCAACCACGGGAAGTTCACCGCCATTGGCGTTGTAGGCGTCCCATTCCTTCGCGTAGTTTACCGTGTCAGCCGGCGACACCTTGCGAATGACGGTATTGGGATCACCGACGATTGAAATCTCTACGTAGTCGCGTCCGCTCTCACCCTTAAAGAACTTGGCGCGGACTTTAGACGGTAGGTCTGCCATGAATCACCTGGGGTTGCGCCCGGCGAGTTTCCCCGCCGGGCTGATTGGCGTCAGTCGGGGAACATGCACAACACGATCTTTGCCGAGGCATCGACCGCGATTGCGCAGATGTGGTCAGTGGAGGCCGTGGTCACGTCCAGCGTGCCGTCCGTCGATCCTGTTGGGGTCAACGGGTCGCCGTCTGCACCAGCGGTCAGGGCCGTGTTCAGGGTTGCTTGGCCGCGCACCTGAACCCAGCAATACTCACCGGTTGCCGGTGCCGATGTCAGTACGCCAGCGCCGACCTCTGCCGAATCCGACAGATCCGACGTGACTACGTGCACCGCGCCAGCCGACGTTCCAGAAGGCGCATACACATAAGTCACGTTACCGGCTACAGCCGCCACGTCGCCCGCGCCGTCGTTAAACTGAACGTATTTATAGCGGCAGGTCCCAACCGACGTTGCGCGTTCGGTTATCGTGCCTAGAGGGAACTCAGCCGTCGTTGACGTTTTGGTCACGTCAACATTGGAAAGAAAGCTCATGGATCGTTCTCCTTAAGCGCAGATCACGGCCTGACGCTCTCTGTTCGAGATCGTCATGTTGCCGGCCGAGTACATGGGCATGACAAGAGCGTCCTGATTGACGCTGGCCTTGTCCGGTGCGGGCTTCATCCAGCGGCCCTTCGCGGGACGCATGAAGATGTAGTCCGTGTTCAGCATGTACATCCGGGTTGATGCACACTGGTCGTCGTAGATCACCGGCGTGGAGCCGCCATAGGCGAACGTCACGTTGGTGAACCCGGCGCCTGCGCCCTGCGTATCGGTGAAGCGCTGCTGTGCCTGCAGGCTTTCCAGATAATACAGGAAATAGGTTTGGCCGCTGACGATGATGTCCGGCTTGTCCGAACCGCGAATGGTGTTGACCCATGCGAGGTTCATGGCGTGCTGGATAGTCGTCGAGCTTGCCGTAACCGAGGCCGTGGAGAAGTCATAGACGAAGTTCTTCCACCACGCATAGGTGGAACCGCTGATGCCGCCAACCGTGTTGGTGTTGGTGTCGGCCACGAGCAGTTGCAGCCCGCCGAACTCCTTGCCGCTGTTGCCGGTGCCGTCGGCATATATTGCCGTCGAGACCGTGTTGATGAGCGACTTCTCGAGGTTCCGCATGCGGGCTTTGAGCAGGTTGTGAACCGCCTCGCGTCCGCTGTTCTGGATTTCCTCGAGACCGGTGATCACGACGTTGCCGGCGAGCTGCTTGTAAGAGAACTCGGCTGCCGTCAGGGTCTCGCCTGCGTCGATGCGCAACGGCTCCGCACCGGTGTACCACATCACGTTGGCGTTCTCGGCGTATTCGATCTCTTGCACGATCGAGCGGCCGGTTGCCGGCGTCATGTTCCCCTTCTTGACGACCTGCTTATACAGGGCGTTGTGGTTGGAGATGTTGTCTGCGATCTCGCCGCTGTACCCCTGCAGGGTCGTGGCAACGATGTCCGTGAAGGACGAGTTAGGGCTTGCCATCTTGGCTTAGGTTCCTAGTTGAAGCCGGCCCGGTCCAGAGCGCCGCCAATGATCGCGTCGAGTCCGCCGCCCTTTGTCTTCCCGCCAGGTGCCATGCCGGTGACTTTGACCGGACGGGCCTTGCGGGCTCTTTCTAGGGCTGCTTGGCTTGCAGCTTCGACTGCCTTCGACTGTGCCGCGATCCGTGCTTGAATCGCGTCTTCGATCGGCTTGGCCGCGATCGCGTACGCTTCCTCCATCGTGTTCGCCTTGCCCGCGTCGAGAATTTCTCCCATGGACCGTTTCACCTGCTGGAATAGCGGATACTTCGGTGAGCCATCGGCATTGGTCTGTGACGAGAACCGGCTGACTTCGGATTGCGTCTGCTGCTGCAGTGCTGACTCGTTGCGCTGTTGGAAGCTCTGGACTTGGGACGTGAGCTGCCTGATCTGGTTTTGCAGATCATGGATGACCGGATACGCCTCGCCGCCGACTTGGGTCGGGTCTGTCGAGAACGGGTCCGGCGGCTGAACGGCGATAGGAACGCCGACCTTCTGCGCCAATTCACTGAGAAGTTGCACCTTTTCCGCGTAGGGCGCGAACTGCAGCTTGTAGTCCATATGCAGAACGTGGGCGACGTACTCGGACGGGTCGCGCGTGATGTTCTGGATGCGGTCTAGATGCGGCTGCACTGCGTTGACCAGCGGTGAGATGGCTCGCAACGAATGGTCGTATTCGGCTAGCTTCTCGCCATAGAACTTGTCTCGTCCCTGCACGACATCGAGCGCGACTTTCTGCGCCTCTGGCGGCAAGGCTTGGAACGCTGCACGCTGTTCCGGCGTCCATCCGCGGAAATGGCCGTCCGAAATCTCGGATTGGGCGTTCTGCTGGGGCTGCTCGGTACTCGGCACTTGAGGCTGCTCGTCGGATGTCCCTTCGGGAGCCGCGGCAGTCTCGGATTCTTTCGGCGCAAAGCGACCTTTCTCGTCGCGCGCTCTGTCGGATGATGACTGGTCCTCGGCCGTGTCCATGCCGTCGAGGGCCTTGGAGATCACGTCGTCGAGAGACTTGCCCTTTTCGACGGGTGCCTCTTCGCCCTCGATGGGCTGAAGGTCGGCGTCGTCGAGTTCGATAGGATCAGCCACGCAATTTTCCCCTTTTCCATGCATCCCACCACGTGGGCTTGCTTGATCCGGTCCAGTCGTTGCCGACCTGTTTCACGCCGTGTTTCTGCTCATAATCTCGGAGTGCAGACCGGCTGCTGATCTCCGTTCCGTCCGGCAACGAGAAAGGCTTGATGTCCGGCATGAATTGATGACTGCCTTCGCTGTGCAGCGGCGCGGCAAGTCGCTTTGGGACGAGTTTTCCATCCCGCATGACGTAGGTTTCTTTCATTTAGGAACCCCAAGCGCTGAAGCCGGACGGCGGGCTGTAGGTCTGCTGTGAAGCTGAGGTTTGAAGCGTCCAAGCGCCTTCTGTTCCGTCAGCGTAAAAGCCTGAGAGAGCTGGATAGAGCGTCGCGAGCGATCCGCCCGGCGTAAATGTTATCGCCGGATCCGATGCCAGCTTGGTCGAACAGCGCCGACCAGTCTCCATTATAATCAAGCTCTGTTCCAGTCTGGTCTCTGATAGACTGCTGAACGTTGCCTTGATTGCTCATGTTTCGTCGATGATCTCGCTGGGCTTCATCACGCGCCCAAACAGAACCTCATGCAGCTCCCACGCAGAGCAGACGGATAGGTCAAGCGTGAGATACGTCGTTCCGGGACTTACTTCAGGTGCCCATTTATTGCGCCGCTCGCACTGGCCGACTGTCGCAGTCTCGCTATCGCGCTCCGACCAGTGCTTGCAGTTCGCGCACTTCGGCTCGTTGCTCGAACGTCGCGCTTCCAGGCGGGGGCTGGTCACTGCAGCATTCTCCCGTCAGGCCCGATGCTCGACACCTTCGCGTCAGCCATAGCCTGCGCCTTAGTGATGTCGGTCATGGCGTTCTGCTGCTTGAACTGCAGATCGGCCGCCTTGGCCTGCAAGTCCATTTGCTTGCCCTGCATATCCATCTGGTGCTTCTGGTCGTCGCGCTTCATCTCCGCTTCGACCTTCATCACGGCGGGATCTGGCGGCGGCGGCTGCGGGTTCGCCATGCGCTGCTGTATGGCCTGCATAACCTCGTCGATCTTGTCTTCCAGAGATCGCGCTGCTTTGAAGCCGCGCGCACCGAACGCCAGCATCTCGCCCACGAGCGGCATCATCTCCGGTGCAGCCTGCACCACCGGCAGCCACTGCTGAGCAAAACCGCCCATGGCAGTGAGCAATTCGACGCGGGATTGCTTCTCCTGCTCGGCGTCCTCGAACACCGTCGAGTCAGTTTCGATGTCGATCTGATAGGAGCGCCGATTCGACTTGAGCAATTGTACGGCCTGCTGAAACACCTGATCGTTCAGGTCCATTCCGGTGATCTCGGCCAGCTTTTGCGGCTCGAAATGCTCCACAATCAGTTCTGCCTTGATGCGGTAGCCATCGCGTACCCACCGCTGCACCTCGCGCTGGCGTGACTTGAGCCGCATCGACCCGAACTGCGCCTTGATATTCTGCGCGGTTGCGGTTTCGTCGGCATCCGACTGGCCCCGCATGATGTCGGAGATGCCAGTCACCTCGAAGACCGATTGAATGAGCTGGTCGCGCTGCTTGTAAAGCTCAAGCAGCACGCCGGCGGTGATGCTGATGTCTTCCGTCTGGAACGCTGCGGCGAGCCCACCCTTCGACGCAAGCTGCTGCATCTTGTCGGACGGGATGAACTCGTTGTCACCGGCGCGTGCCAGCCTCTTTAGCTCTGGCACCGTGGAATCGTACACGCCGCGCCGCTTGAGCGCCCGCGTCAGCACTGAGATTCGCGCCGTGATCTCGTCGAGGTCCTTCGCCTGGTCCTCGTATTGCAGGTAATCGGGCGTCGGCTTCAGGCTGTCGTTGCCGAGCGTAGCGAATAGCGGCTCTTGAACGGGCCAGAATCCGTCTAGTTCGTATGGGTCTTCATCGACGCGCAGCGCCTTGGGGTGCCCCTTGACGATCCAATAACGGTGCTTGGTGCGATCGTCCCAGATCTCCCAGACTTCGGCGCGCTTCAGATCGTCTGGAATCGTTTTGTCGTCTGCGCGTTTGTCGGAAAGGTCCGGGGACCAGTTGAGCGGCACCTTGTCCGCTTCCTCGAAATCGTTCTCGCGCAGATCGTCGCACGTCATGCGATGGCGACGCGCGATCCACCAGACATCATCCCACGTGCGGGCCGAAGAGTGCTTGAAGTCCTGCCAGTACAGGTATTCCTCGCACACTTCCTGATCGACGAGGGCTTCTTTGGTCAGCGGCTGACCTTCCTCGTCCATGGCCGGCATGCCAGTCATGGGGTCGATCACCGGGACTTGGCCAATCTCCGGCTTGTATCCGTACCAGACGACGCCACGACCAGGCAGAACGAGGTCTTGCACACCGCGCTTATAGGCGTTGTCGTGCTCGGTATTGTCGGCGTAGTAGGCCAGAGACCGTTCAATGATCTCAGCACCCTTCCGCGCGACCGGATTGCGATCAAGAAACCTGCGACGTGCATCAGGCTTCGGCGTGCGGGCGTAAAGCGCGGCCTTCAGCGTCTCTGTGTTCGAGTACAGGATGTTGAACTGCTTGTTGCCCTTGCCGACCTTATCGTGAGCGCCCTTCTTAGCCTTGTAACGCTCTTCGATGCGCGCGCCTTCCTGAAACCATTCCTTGTCTTCACGGTCGGCAATCTCGAGCTGCATCTGCCAAAAGCGAGAGGCTTGGGCCGGGTTCATTGGCCCGCCCTTTTCCTCGCGTTCTGGTGTGCCGGCGCCGGGTTTATTCGTCGGCGTCATGCTCGCCCATGATGTCGTTGAGGGTCATCGGCTTTAGGAGGGCTTTCACGGGGTCAGGTTTTGGCGTCGTGTCTACAGGCTGCAGGCCGCAGTTGATGGCGTACTCACCGAAGGCGTCCGCACCGTGCGAATTGATGTCGTGCTCTGGCGTCGTGTACGTCTGCAAAGTGTCGTTGAACTTCCGGCGATAGCGCTGCAGGCGCTGCATTCCAATTTTGACGCGCGGCGTGAGGTGGAAGCGAACAATCGGCAGTAGTGCGCGCGTTGCTGAGATGCGATCCTCTGGATTAGTCGCGACGCCTTTGCGGACGTTTTGCAACCCGAGCCGCTGCACCACTTCGACGCGAGACCGAGCCCCACCGCCCCACTCTCGAACTCGTATATCGTGCGGGAAGTAGCTTTCCCCGTACTTGAACGGCACTTGCCGGTTGATGCGGCTCAGCGCCAGCGACCTGTCCCATCCAGCAAAGCTGTCATCCCAAGGCGGGGGCACGAACACTTCCGGCATGCACGTCGAAATGATCTGCTCTGCTCCGTCGCCGGCCGCTTCGTAGTAGTCCACCACGGTCGGGTAGATGATGCCGTTGACCGGCTGCTCCTGCACGAACCACGTGGCCGAATAGTCGTCGATGCCGAGATCCCACGCCGTTTTGACGGCGAGCCCTGGGATGGGCGGGAAGTGGCCAACGCGGCCTTCCTTCTCAGCCTGTGCGATCAGCCTGGCGTAGTAAGCGCCTTCTGAGACGAGCTGATAACCACCGCCCCAGACCCATTCGGCCATTTCCGGGTCAGCCCGGTAGTCGTCCTCCATTTCCTGGCGCAGCACGTCAGGAAACCACGGGTTGTCATTCCAGTTGACGCTGACCACAGTCGAATTGCGCGGCGGCTCTGCGCCTCTCAGGAACTTGTCAACGGCGTCGGTATCGTGCCGTGGGTTCCAACTGAACCAGATCTCAGATCCTTCCTTTCGAATCGTGGGGCGAAGCAACCGGAGCGAATGATCGCTCAACGTCTGTGCCTCTTCCACCCACGCTACGTCGAAACCTTCCAGAGATTTGATGTTCTCGGCATTGTAGGTCTGCATGCCCTTGAAGATGATCAGCGACCCGGCCGCCCGCCCCTTTCCTATGATGGCGTCGCGCTGAATATCGAAGTGCTGGCTCAAGCCGAGCCGCTGTATCTTGTCCTCAAGCAGTTGCTTGACCGAATCCTTGATGGTGTCCTGCACCTCGCGTATACACACGCAGCGGCTGGGGCGCGTGTAGCAGCGGATGACCATCTGCTCGGCAAAAAAGTGCGACTTAGCCCCGCCTCGGCCGCCATAGGCTCCCTTATATCGGGCGGGTTTGAGTAATGGCGCCAGCTTGCGAGGGACGTATGCCCTGACTGTCGCCGGCGTCGATGACGACAAGCTCAACACGTGAGTTCTGCTCTAGCGGGTTGTCCGGGTCACCCTTGTGCTCGACGGATGAGAGCTTAGGGTGAAGGTAGGGAGCCGCGTTAATTGCTGCCTTAAACCGCTCGTCGTGCGTCTGCGTCTCATCGCGCAGCACGTTGAGCATGTACTCCAAAGGCATCAGCCCTTGACTAGCGGCCTTGGCCACTATTTCCTGTGTCTTCTTGGTGAGGGAGCCGACTTTGCGTCCAGCGCCTTGTCTCTTTCCACCGTGCATCTTGAATTCTTGATTACGCTTGATTGATTTCAAGTTTCACATGAAACACGGGGAATCCCATGCTCACGCTTGCTGCTGTTCTCGCTCTGGCTCAGCCTGCCGCTGCACCTAAGCTCTACTCCGTCCCGCCGCCAGTTCATCGTGTGCAATCCTGTGGAATGGCGCCGTTGCCTCCCCTGGGATGCCGCATGGTGTGCTCGTGCGACCGGCAGGGGAGGAACTGTGGCTGGCAGACGGTCTGCGGTTAGCAGCCCTTCTTGCCGCTACATGGCCATCTTCTTTTTTCCTTCGGTTCTATGATCTGGAAGCCTTCGGTGTCGTCGTCGGTATCATCCATTGGCGACCTTGAGGCTTGCTGGGATCATGGGGCCACTTGTCGGGCCTACGTGAGCAGAGCCGACAGGATGAGCAGGAGACTTGAAGGGAACGATCGCAGCGGCGGGCTTGGCCTCTGCCTCGGGGTCGATGCCGTAGGCGGCAAAGTTGATCAGGCCGGAGAGCACCATGAACAGCGTGAACAGGGCCGAGACACTGACGAACGTCCAGTATTCCTGCTCTGCAGATGGTTTGACCTGGAAGGTCGCGACACTGGCAATCACGCGAGACTGAGATCCTACGTCGCTCTGGCCGATCTCACGGGTTGACGCCTCGCTGGCGAGCTTCTGGACGCGCGTGTCGAGAGCCGCCCTGGCCTGTGCGGTGGCGAGTTCGCCTTTTAGCGCGATGTAGCGGCGGCAAGAATTGCCATAGCTCCCAGGGGACGAGCAGCTGGCAGTGCTGGCGAACCACGGGCGGCTCTCGATTCCTTGCATCTCTGCGCTGATGGCAGCGGGAGTGCGGGTCGGCTTCATGCTCGCAAGATCGGTGCGGGCGCGCTCAAGCTCGGAGCGGGTGTCGGTGTAGACGGTCTGCTGATGCTGGGCGGTTTCGACGCCGGCGAAACGGGCGGCAGCGTTGAAGCCGAAGGCGCCGACCGCTTCGACAAGCACACCCACCACAAAGAGAGCAATGCAGGCATGTCCGACCGCGCGGGCGCCCTGGCGATAGGCGCAGGCAGCGAACGCGGGAGCGTAGCCGACGACGAAGGATGCCAGCACGCAGAAGCCCGCCAACGTGACAGCTTTGCCGATGTAGCCTGAGCCTTGAGACCAGCCGAACTGCGCAGCAGCGGCGGCGGCAAGGCACGTGGCGATAAGGCCGGCGCGCTTGGCGTGGGGGACAAGGTTTTGAATGCTACCTGCGTGCATGTGACCCTCCGATTAGCGGGAGACGTACGCAGCGGACGCGGCGAGTGCGGCAAGTTCGGTCTGCCCGATCTTGAGGAAGTCGAGATGAACGCCAAAGGCACGAAGAACGCCGACCGTGATCATGATGACCGCGGCCAGGCCAACGATCTGGTTCAGGTCCATCTTCATTTTACCATCCGTCGTGAGCAATGAGGTTTCCGGCGATGACGCCGATGATGAGAATAACGAACCAGCAACCAAGGATACTTGCGGTCAATTGCGTGCCGTGCCGTGGTGAGTTTTGGGGGCTCGGGTAGAGTGGTGGACAGGTCAGGCGTTGAGACGTGAGTGAGTGGCGTTTGAACCGAACGGGCGGCCCAGTTGGACCGCCTGTCTGTGTTCTGGGCGCAAGTTTGGTATCGCGGCTCAACGGCATATAGCCGGAACCAAGGGGCGCCTACGCTTCGTCGCCGCAGCGGTACAGGATTGACGCTCGTCCGATAGTGTGTATGCCACGCTGCGGCCACAAAGTCTAGGGGTCAACCCGGGTCGATGCGGATAAGGCTGGTGGTTTGTGCACAGACCTGACGGCCGGCGATGTCAACGAGCCACTGGCGACGGCCGCGCTTGCGGGTGAGAGTGCCGATCATGCTGGCGAAGGTTCCGACCTTGATCTCTACGCGATCGCCAGCCTTGAACGGTTCTGGGGCCTCATGACCTCGATCACGGCGCGGATAGAGCCGGATCAATGAGGCTCGGGGTAGATCCCCGATGCGCTGGCGGACGTGCTTGGCCTCGGCAGGCTTCCCGGTAGCGAAGATGTAGCCGCGGGCGACAGGACTCTTGCGCTTGCCTTGGCGTTCGGTGGGAAGGTAGGCGCGGTGGCCTGCCTTGCGCAGTTCCTTGGCGGCTTTGAACTCCTGCTGAGGGGGGACGCGGAAGGCGGTGAGGTTGGTCATGATCTCTCCGTTGTTCGGAGACGCGGCACGCGGTAGGCGGATTATCGGGCGGGCTTTGCTCCTGTGACCTTTAACGCCTTGCGCCGGCGTGCCTGACGAACATGCGTGGGGGCCTTGTCCGTCTTAGTGATCTTGCCCTCTGCGGTCTTCCTGATGCCTTTGACGGCTATCCCTTGAAGCTTCACGACCTGACCTCCTGTCTCTGCTGCTGCTGGGCCTGGGCCAACGCTGCTTTCTTGGCCTGCTTCGTCTTCTTTTTCGTCGCTGCTGCTTCGAGAGCGAGAAATAGATGATAGGCGGTAGCGGGCATCATGCGAACTCCGCCAGCAGTTGAAGCGCCGGGGCCAAGTCGCGATCGCCGTATGCGCGCGGGTTCGTGACGACAGTCGTGCCGCGCAGAATTTGCAGATTACCTGCACCATCATAGCCGCGCATGTGAGGTTTGGTGCGGGACACCGCCGGGTGCAGCTTCTCCTTCCACTTCCCGATGGTCCAGACGA